TGCTTGTAAGGCCAGTATTCTCAAAGGAGTCACCCAATGAGAAAAAACTCTTCGCCATGTTGTCTTCCCACTCTGGATTTTCACCTCTTACAAGTGCTAGAACATCTTCAAATGTTGATTTAAGTCCTAAGCCTTTTTCCGCGAGCTCTCCTGAAGCTCCCATCAAGTGCTCGTTGTCCATCAGTTGACTGAGAAAAGGAATGGAAATATCAAGAATGTCATTCATGTACCCACCAGTTTGCTGGAAGGCCGCCTGTCCGGCTTCAGTTATAAGGGCTCCTGTCTCCTGTTTCCCCAGTGCTCCTAAAAGAACTGGAACATCCTGTCCGCTTGCCGGTGAAATGAAACTGTATTTTGGCCTGTTAAACTGTTCAAAAAAGGCGTTATCCTCCGCCATGACTGAACGGAATGGATCACTGTTCAGCTGCATTTGCTTGACGGATTTAACGCCGTCAGCGTACCAGTGTCCGGCTTCATTCTGTTTCCAGTCTATTTCCGCCACCGTGTACGGCGCACCGCTTGGTCGTGATTGTTTTACCTTGTCCATGTAGAGCTGCAACGCGGCAGTCGCGAGTGCCTGTTTTCGCTCCTCATTCATCGCTCCTAGCTTCATGAGCTGCGGAGCAATTTCCGCTCCAGCCTGTCCGGCTGCCTGAAGGAATCCCTCGATTCCTCCTCTAGTTGTCTTTGCATTCATGAGTGCTGTTCCCAGCTGCAAGAGTAGGGATGCACTCATCATTGGATCACGCTTGCCCATGACCGCCTGTAAAAATCCTATGTACTGCTGTATTTCTGACAGGTCGCTTGGCTCAAGTTCCATGGTACCCTGTGATATTGCTTCATTGTTCTTTCTAATGGTTTCACTAATTAAATCCTGTTTATCATCAATCTCTGTTTGGTCCGTTGTCTTGTCCTTATCCTTTTCATACTCTTTTCTGATGGATTTAAGATCAACGACGTTTCCGGATTCCGCTTCCACCTTATTTATTGGCGTATTGAAGTCAGTGACATTTTCACTTCCGTCCGTCACGGCTGTTTTTGTTTCAGTCCCCGCTTCCTGTTCAAGATCGTCTGTAAGTAAAAGATTGCCAGTTCCAGAAATAATTTCCTGATCAACACCAAGGGCATCCGCTAATTCTTGATTTCCTTCCCCTAGAGGATTTTCAAGGACTTCATTTTCAACAGTCTTGGTTGGCAAGCTTTGGTCCTCGGCCCATCCAAGGTCAATGTTCTTACTATCAAGTTCCTTGATGATTTTTTCCTGCGCCTTTATCTCATCAGATTTAAGAAGTTCTTTTCCGCCACCTATGGCGGCGCCTGCTGTTAATGCTTTAGCTCCTTTTGAAAGAATTTCTTTTCCCCAACCAGTCATAGTTTCCTCTTTTCTTAAAGGACGAAGAGGAACAGGCCACACCTTAGGGATATATCCAAGTGGATTTACCCATCCTTCATTACCCCATTTCAAGGCATCTACGAGATGATTTCGTGTGTATCCTTCAGTGTCTAATTTGGAAGGGTCTATTTCAGCTCTCGTTTCAACATCAGAAAAGATGTTGTCAGCCGCACCAGTTCCATATTTTATTTCTAAATCTTTTTTTGATTTGTCTAGAAGTTTCTTACTCCATGATTCAGGAACCCATGAACCTCCATATATTTTTCTTTGAAGCCATTCAAGTCCTTTAATTCCATACTCCTCAACAACGTCACTGGGGTTCCATTTTACTTTAGGCTTGAACCCTCCACCTCCATATCCAGGAAGTTTATACCCACCACGAGAAAACATGGGCCTATTTAAAACTCTTCTAGGCATATCTACCCCTGTCCAAATGCGTTCTGATATCCCTGGTAAGCCCCTAGTCCTGTTATTCCCGCGCCAACCGCCTGTGCCATTGGATTAGTCATTGGAGAAGAACCCATTGTTAATGCGGATGAGCTGCTTGGCATTCCTTGATAGATATCCGAGACAAAACCGATTCTTTGGTATGGCTCATACATTTGCTGTATTTGCTGTCTGTATTGAGCGTCAGAAACCTGCTGTGCGCGTTGTTGCCTTTGAGACCCAGCTGCAAATAAGGATGAAAGGTCACCCTGCCCAAGCTGCTGTGCCTGCTGTGCTTGTTGTCCATATCCTCCAGCAACATTCTGCAACCGGTTCATTTGCTCGTCGAAACGGCCAGTTGCCATCTGCTGTGCCTGCGCAAAGTTTTGCGCCTGCGATTGTCCTACGGCCTGTGCACGCTGTCGTCCAAGTTCTGCGGTGGTAATTCCTTCTCTTTCTGTTCCAAAGGAACCAGTTCTTCCTGCACGGGCACTGGCTTCATTTTGTAATTTTGTAAATTGATCCTCAATGGATTGTGTCACTGATTCCTGGTAAGGATTCATATATTGTTGATATGATGATGGGTCATATTGAGCGCCGCCAGCAATGTTTAATGCACTGGTAGCGGCACCCATGTACGGCAAATAGCTTCCAAGCCCTTGCGTAGTTTGTGTAAAACCTGTTTCTTGAAGTGGGTCAAATTGTGCAATTTGTTGAGTGGGTATTTGTAATGTTCCAGGTGTAGTAACAGCCCCCTCCCCAGCAAGTCTTCCAGTTAAGTCCATTAATTGAAGCTTACGCGCCTCTATTTGTGGTGCTTCCCTTTCAAACTGTTGGTATATCTGTGGATCAGATGGTTGGTATGGGTCTGGTCGTGGTATTCCTGGTATGGAACTCATTATAAATCTCCTCTGTAAATCTTGCTAACTTCCTTCATCCCCAATCGCTTTGCCATCGCGTCAAACTTATTAATATTATCAACGCTTTCTGGCTCAAATATAATTTCTTTTGCTTCTCTAGTCTTTGCCCACGCCTTGAACATTTTCATCATGACTATGGCTGACATCTTTCCGCGGTGTTCTTTTTTAACATATAAATCCATTTCCTTTGCAAACTTTGCAGTTCCAAAACTGTACTCCATTATGATTCCAGTCATGAAACCTATGTTCTTATCATCCTCGTGTGCTATGATTCCGAACATGTCCGGATTAGTAAGCACCATGTGAAAATATTTTTTTACCTTATCTTCACTAAACTTCACTTTTTTGGACCAGTTTGATTCAGCATGCAATTCCCTTGCTGTCTTTATGATCCAGTCGAGGTCATTCTCCCCGATAAATTTCCATTTCATTAAACTACTGTTGGTTCCTCTCCCGGTCGCGCGGACTGAGGATCAAGACGATTCATCATCTGATACATTCGCTTTGCTCCTTCCCTCCGATCGCCGCCTCCAGCGTTTTTCACGGCATTCGCCGTCATGACAAACTCGCCGTCTGATAATTTTGCGTTCACACTATCCGATGTTCCAGTACCTGGACCCATGACATGCGCTCCGCGTGTATAGTCCCCTCCGGATTGCATTCCCAATCCTAGGTCTCCTTGCTCTTCTTCGCCAATCTCGGACATTGGACCGATATAGTCACCCATCTCTCCCATTCCTGATGGTCCCATCATAGGCATTTCTTCATCTTCACCAAGAGTAGGGGCAATCATTCTCATAATAATTTCCATTATTTTTTCCATTAAAGGATCGCGTTGGTTAACAATTCCCTCCAGTATTTCAGGTGGAATTCCTTCGTCTCCCGCGAACATTTCCGAAGTAGCTTCAGGGAAATCACTGTACGCTTGAATTCCTTCGTCCGGCATATCCACTGGTCCTACAGCTTCTCCAGCCATTGGCGCTTCTTCCTGCATCATTAAATCTTGCATGAAATCTCCGCCACCTTGCAACGCCTGCATGATTCCACCTCTTTTTACTCCTGCCGTCAATCCCCATCCAGGCCACCTGTACATGTTTTCATCACCGTATAATGGATTTTGCATTATTTCATCCATTAGTGCCTGCTGCCTTCTTGTTCTCTCTGCACCTTGCTCCTCCAATTCTTTAGGTTTCCATCCTGCCTGTGCATGGCCTATGACTTCCGGTGCAAGTCCTAACCAATCAAATTTATCCTCGTATCCTGTTATTGGACCTCTAGACCCCAACCTTAATATTTTAGCTAATCCTTCTGCTTTTCCCTCACCGTAAGTTGGAACGTCCTTCGTGAACATGTCCATGAAACCAAGTTCGGGATCTGTTGCTCGCATTGGTCCCTGAAATCCAACTCCTAATGGAGGATCATCTATTCCTTGACCTAACATAAGTTTCCACCAAGGCGTGTCCGTTCCTTCTCTAAGAACATCCGTACCTCCTGCTCCACCCATAAGGTCCTGTGTTAATCCATAATTCTTCCACGCCTGAAACGGCAGCGACCACAGTGCGGATGACATTGCACCCCTTCCTGCATGCGGCTTGCCCATTGCCGTGCTTGTTAAATAAGAAGTTGCGTAGCGCTTCGCCATGTTCTTCAGCATGGAGCTTGTCAGGAACTTGTTCATGGCCGCTTTTCCGAAGATGCCATAACCTCCTAGTCCTAAACCTAGTGCTATCCTTGCTTCATCACTGCCTGCTGCTCTCTTTACATCTCTCCATCTATCCGATAGCCAGCTCATTATGATGTTCCTCCGAATATGTCAGGTAATTTGTTCACGTTAATTGAAACGTCCCTCCTTATATCCTGTTCTGTTGTGTCAGTTGCAGGGTTATTGATGTCGGCCTCCGCTGCGTCTTCATCGGCGTAGACCTCCCCTGTTGTGGCGTGCTTGACCGTGGATTTAGTCTCCACGTCCGGTATAGGAAATGTTTTTTTTCCAGCCATCACGGTAATATCATCTTTTATAGCCATTTTTTCTCCTTATTGCAATCATTATGTTATTTCCATTACACTTAGGATCACGTGCAGATCGCCTCCGTTCTCCGCCTGTACCTTCAATACCTCGGATTCCTTGAAGACCACCGGTGCTGTTCCGCCTGTCTGCTGTGATGACTTTAACAATTCTTCCGATTCTCCTTTTTGTACTTTCCTGTTCGTCTCCAAATTATAGCTCACACTGTTCGTATCCACAAGATAAATGGAGATTTTGCAGTCATTCTCCTCATCAGTATTCGATACGCGAAGGGACTTGACAATCGCCGTTGTCTCTGATCCCACCGTATAGAGTGTTGTCAGCTCGCTTGTCGTCAAGACAGCTTTGTAGTTTACAAACGCGTTGGCCATTTATACTCCTAAGAACCATGCTCTTTGTTCTTCCTCGTCACCTAGCGTGACAGGTGTATAGGTATTGTTCAATATGAAGATCATTTGCTCAAGTGTTGCAATCAATTGATTGAGTTGCGATTGATCGTATTCTTCCCTTGCTTGCGGTAACATAGGAACTGTTATCTTTGCCATTATGCCCCCCTCAATCCGTCTGGTTTTCCGTCAAACCTCATTGTTCCATATCTCCAATCTTCATCAACGGCGTCGCTTCCAACACGGAGTGCCAATTGCCGTCCTCTTATGCGTGTGTCCTGTTTTGTTGTGCTTGTAGTAATTGCATATGGTCCGTTAGTTGTTTGTGATGCTGCTGGATAAGGACGAGACTTCACTGTCACATCAACCGTTCCTGTTTGATTCTTGAAGTCAGGAATAAAACGGGAGATGGACAGAAACTGATCTCCATCCGCAATGTCAATATCACCTGATTCAATATATGCTGTCATCGCTGATCCTGCAGCGTTAACACCTTTCTCCTGTGCGTAGACAAAAGTTCTTCCATCTTTGTTTCCATAGATTGTTGAAATTGTTGCCGTAGAATCATCGGAATCAAATTCCGTTGCATACGGGTTAGCATAAACTCCACGATCAGCCCACGTGCTTCGTGATAAGGATCCTGTATGCCACAGGTTCTCTGCATAGTTAAAAGTTACATGCCTGTTTATTTGTAGTGATCCACTAGCAGCGTAGAACCATATGACTTCGTTAAAGTCCGAGTTAGACGAACAGTAAATATCTCCTACTGCATTCGGATTAATATCATCAAAGACGTAATCCTGCACTGTGCATGGGATCTTTTTAACAGCACCATCGAACATGAAAAAAGAATCATGGCCCATCCAATAGGATATGCCACTAATATCAATAGCCGTATGAATTCCAACCGCTCCGCAATTGTCACCTAGTTGCTTGAATCCAAAAGTGAAAGGTGGACCAATAAATTGCATCTGGTAAAGTGATGTATCTGTCCAAATTAATATTGCACCCCTACTTCTTACAGCCGCATTAATTTGGTTTCCTGCAGTAAGTCTTTGTGACCCTGCCGTATTAGTCGCAGTTGGTGTCCAAGTATTAACTGTTTCCTGATCCGACCAGCGTATAAACATGTTGTCCTGCGTGGTTGTTGTTGCAATGGTTGTTTCTGTTCCAAAGCAAATTACATGCCTATCATCGCCGGATACCATCATGAACCTACTCTTGGTTGGTCCATTGGAAACGCTTGTTGTTGCCGCCACATTGCTTGAGAGTCCAGAGGATGTATCCCAGTAATAAATACCACCATCAAATTTTTGAATTAAGACATCCTCACCCCAAGTATCCAATGACCATTTTTCTGATTTTAATTTTGCCGCTTGGGCGCCCGTCAATCCTTCACGCGTATTATTCCATGTTCCTTTGTCTGAATCGCCCGTTGAATCCCATACACTAGCACCCCATCCGTATCCATAAATGGATACAGCCGGTCCTGAATTAATTTCGTAT